GGGGCGGGTGAACGGCGGCGCGTCGCCGGCTTGGGGGAGGGGGCGATGGCCTGCGCGTCCGTGGAATCGGCCACGGCGGGAGCAGCCGGGCTGGGGGCGGAGGCTTGGGGAGCCTGGGCGGGCTTAGCCCGACCCAGACCCACCAGGAGCTGCCCTTCTGCTTCGCTCAGGTCGAGGATCTCGCCGGTGGACCGGGGAGTGCCACGAACCATCACGTCAGTTGTCAGCTCGTACCAGTTCATCAGGCGTTACCGGAGCCGAACACGAAGGCGGCGGGATTGCGCAGCCCGAAGTCCACGTCCTGGAAGGCCACGATGCGGGTCGTGCCCTTGGTGGAGTTGGTGTAGGGATCGACGGTGATGTCGACGCCGCTCCAGAAGCCGAAGATGGCCTGCGAGAAGTCGCCGAAGAGGACGTTGGAGCCGATCAGCTGGTTGCTGACGCGGGCGCCGTAGCCGTTGACTTCGTTGTTCTCCCAGATCATCATTTCGCTGTTCGCGTTGCGCAGGGTCTGCTTGAGAGCACCGCGCACGTGAGCGTTGCCCACGTAGAACATCGAGGCCACGTCGAGGTTGGCCACGGAAACGGTGGTCTCCATGTTCACGTAGTCGGCGAAGTTGCCGAAGTAGTACGTGGTGCCGCCGATCGACTTGTTGGTGTTGGCGTCGCTGGTGAGGGTCTCGGTACCCACGCCGGTGACGTTCTTGATGCCGAGGAGGGCGGAGGAGCCACCGGTGCCGTAGACGCCGGAGTAGTCGATGGCCAGGGCGATCGACTCGGCGAGGTCAGCGCGGACCATGGCTTCCACGTCCATGGACTGCTGCAGCATCAGCCGGCGGGTGATGTCCACGTAGCCGCCGAGCGACTTGGGGGTCATGGACAGCTGGCCCAGCGTGATGTTGGTCTCGCTGACCGCCACGTCCTCACCCACCCAGTAGGCGGTGGTGCTGCCGGTCTTCTTGGGGATGTCAACGTTGCCGACCAGGCCGGTGAGGGTGGTGACGTTGAGGCCGAGCAGTGCGGAGCGGTTGCGCACGAGGTCGATAAAGCTGCCAGTCAGCAGCTGGGTGTCGACCACGTAGCCGCCGGAGGAGGCGGTGCCGACCGACTGAGGGGCGCGTTGGGCGGGGGCGGCCATCACATCCCAAGGCATGACGATGCCTTTGGCGGCGCGGCCGAGCTTGGACTCGGCGGCTTTGGAGCACTCCAGCTCGAAGGAGGCGGCTTCGCGAAGGCCGCGATCGGACGGATCGGCCAGATGGCGGATCACGTTCATCAGGCTGTAGCGCTTGACCTCAGCAGAGGTCAGGCCGATAGAGGCAGCGCCATCGTCGTGGACGCGACCTTGAAACTCCTTGCGGGTGCGACCCAGCTGCCCGAGGACGGCCTCGCGGGCTTGATCGAGCGTGGCGTCTTCGTTGATCAGGCGCTCAGCCAGGTCGTTACCGACTTGGTGCTGGTCGCACATGGCACGGATGGCCGAAACGCGCTCACGCTCGGATTGCCGAGCGGCGGTTTGGACCTCCTGAACGTTGATGTTGGTGTCCATAGGAGGAGGATCTTGGGGGGTGTCAGCTCCGCGCTCGGCGGTCTGCTTAGCTTCAAGTGTAGTGGTTGACGCTTGAATTGCTGCTGGACTCGTAGCTGGAGTGGCAGTGTTTTCGTTGTCACCTTGGGCGCGACCAAGGCCAACTGTTTGGTCGGCCGGCACGCTTACCGACGATACTTCCAGTACGTTCCACCGGGTTACGTGGAAATCGCCGTTGGTTGCTTCGCGGACATCGTTGATTTCATAGGCGAAGGATACGTTGGGGGTGATGCCCGCTTCGATGTCCTTACGGCGCTTGTACTCTTCGGTGCCCTTTTCGGTGGTGTTTGGGCTCCACTTTGTTTTGACGTAGAGGCGGCGGTCATCGCCGAGCCACGCTTTTTCGGCGACGCCGAGCACAACATCGCGGTTGTGGTTCCAGAGCCATGCGCCGCCGTCGTTCATGCGGGCCAGGTCCATCGAGTCTGCGTCGTGGACCAAGATTTCGCGGCCCCACCAGCGCTCAACGGGCGCTTCGGAGCTGAAGCTAAAGGTAAGGCCGGCGTCGGTACGCTCCTCGACGCGGAGCCCCTGCGGAGCTTCCCGCCGATGGACCTCCTTATTGATGGATTTGATGTCGATGGCGATAGTCATGGCCTTACCTGTTGCGGGCTCGAACAAAATGGGCGTGTAGTCGTGATTGCTAAGCCACGTCTTAGCTTCGCTCACTGTAAACACTGCGGCATCGAATCGAAGTGCTTGTAGGCGGAGGGGGTCGTCACCACTGATTCCATAGATCGAGTCGATGCCCTGCGCAAAGTCGTTGTTCTTACGGCGGAAGCGCTCGAACTGGTCGGGGTCGAGGAGACGAGCGGCGTGCTCGTTGGGGTAGGGGCGCTGTTCGGTGGAGGAAGGGGCGGAGCGATTGTCTTCGTCGTGATTGTTGGATGAGGGCGCGGACAGGGGGTTGATTTTGCGGAGCGTGGAGAACTTGTGACCTACGAGGGTTTCCGTTTCCTCCCAACCGTCTTGCTTGGCGCGGTAGATGCGGATGAGCGCGGCGGGGTCTTCGGCGGTGGCTTCGATGCTGAAGGAGCTGTCGGGAACGCCGAGGGTGCCTTCGCGCATGATGTGCTCGATGCGACCACGGGCCGTGCCGCCGCTGGATTGCCATGACACGAAGTCCCCTTCGCTCAGGGCGTCGGGGGCAGCGCGGTAAGTGACGTGATCAGGAGGAGTGTGGGACTTGGACTCGGCGCGGTCAATGCGGGCGGCGCGGGCGTCGCTCCAGCTCTTACCGGCGTCACCTCCCCATGCAGCCCACGCGACGCGACCGGGGGAGGGGTAGCCGGGCTCTCCTTGGCTGAAGCCTTCACCCTGCTTATCGACTTCGTGGCGAGCGAACCACGCGCTCATGGTCTTCACGGTCTCGGGACTCAGTTCGTCGCCGCTAAGGATCTGGGATGCGCGGGTGGCTGCGACATCCGTGCCACCATCGCGCCCTTCCTCTTTCCAGGCGCGGTAGCGTTCTGCCTCCTCACGCATACCTGATGTAGGCATCAGGTCGATTTCAGTGCCGTTGACGTTAGCCATAAGGGGGAAGCGATGTGGTCAGCGTAAGTGGCGTGGCTTAGCTGCTTAGCGGCTTAGCTGCCTGGCTGCTTAGCTGCTTGGCTGCTTAGGTCGGTGCGGAGGCGGATGGTGGTGTCGTCGTCGAGGTGGATCTCTTCGGTAGAACGGGCGGGTGCGGTTGGATCGCCTGAGGCCGGTGAGTCGGCTGAGGGGGTGGGGGCAGCGGAACTGAGACCTAGGTCTTGCTTAAGCTGATTCTCTTTACTAATGGTGCTGATTGTGCTCATGAAGTCGTTGCCGGTGTACTCCATGATCTGTTCGGCGTGGGTTTGGAGCTGGAGGGCACGGGCCATTTCCATGGCCTTCATTTCCTTGGCGGGATCGACCCAGCTCCAGGCGCGGGCTTGCCAATGCGGGGCGTTGTAGCGCTCGGGCCGTGTCCACACGTCCGAGAACATGGGCATGGGCAGGTCGCTCAGTGCGGCAGCGGCGAGCCACTCCTCGAACACACGCTGGTGGAGCTGCTGGATGAGTACCGATTGGATTACGCGCCAGTGGTCGCGGTCTTCCAAGATGCTCAGGCGCGAGCTGCTGTAGTTGGATTCCGAGAAATCGCGGCTCAGGGTTTCGTAGGAGCAGCCGTAACCGGAGGCGAAGCGGCGGGCGAGGGAGCGGACCACGGCCTCGTATTGGTTGTCGTCTGGGCCGAAGGCTGGGGGGATGGCGGTTTCGCCGGGAAGCAGGAAGTTGTAGGAGCCGGGCTCGGTGTTCCAGAGACGCTTATCGCCTTCGAGGGCTGGGGTGCCGTCAGAGTTGGTGCTGCCGAATGTGTCGGGTTCTGGGGTTTGGATCCAGCCGAGGCTGTTGGCTTGAACGCGCTTACGGGTCCAGTGGGCCTCTTCGTACTTACCGAGGTTCCAGCTGGTGGTGATGACAGAGCTGAACCAGGGGATGCCGCGTGTCTGGCCGATGCGCTCTGGAATGTAGATATGGATAAGGTCGGCAGCATCGACAAAGATGTGCATCCCCTGGTTCAGCTCTGTCATCACCACCAGCTG